TGAGCGAACACATCGGCGACTTGCCTTTGCGCTCTTGGAGGGTGATCGCGCCCATGTCGGCGAGCCGCTGAAGCGCGCCACGTACCGTCCGATCGGCGAGCGCCGTGAACTGGCAAAGCCGCTCGGCAGCCGGCCAGCAACGCCCTTCATCGTCAGCATGATCGGCAAGCGCGATCAGCACCGCCTTGGCGCTGGCGTCCGTCATGTGGAGGGCGAAGGCCCATCGGAGGGCGTCGTAGCTCAAGTACAGATTGCCTTGTTGATTAGAGGGGATGTCCGTTCGACGGGAAGGCCACTACTCAATTCTAGGCCCTCTGAATAACTGTGCTAGTCCGTTCTTCCCGTTGTTCTAAAAATCCCCACAATTACGGGGACAAAAGTAGCGCGGCCCCGGAATGTTCCGCATTGACCACCCCGTTTCGCTTGCGCTCCAGCACCAGCTCGCAGCGCTCGACGAACGCCTGCAGCTCGGGGTCGCCGACCCTCAGCAGCCGGTCGATCTTGCGGTGCGCGTGCATGACGGTGGTGTGGTCGCGATTGCCGATGGCGCGGCCGATCTTGGGCAGGGATAAGCCAAGGTGAATCTTCGCGAGGTACATGATTACCTGACGCGGCCGGGCTATGTGGCGTGCGCGGCGCTCGGACATCAGCTCGGCGATTGAAATGCCGGACAGCACCGAGACGACGCGGATGATGTGGCGAATCTCGACAACGCGCTCCGCCGCTGCCTCCGCCAGCATCGTCTCGATCTCACCCAGTCGCGCGCTCGTTTCGGCAAGGCTCACGCCGAGGCTGACGGTAAGGATCTCAAGATTGGCGGCACGTCGCATCGTCTCATCGCTGATGACGCGCGGCACGACGGGCGCCCTGTTCACGGCTGCCGGCCGCTTCGGCTCGGGCGGCGGCGCTGGAGCGGCCACAGGCGGCAGCGTCGGCACATGCTTGGCCACCCCATGCCCGCGCCTGTCGCCATACAGCGCCCGCATCTCGCGATTGCGCGTGACGATTCCGAACTCGTCTTGCAGCGTCATATCTTCCCTCCGGTCACGAGCAGGATCAGCGTCGCCACCGCGAGCGCGAGGATCAGGCTTTGGGCGGCGGCGCTCATGCGGCGGGCTCGATGAATAGATCGCGCTGGCGCTGCGCTTCCTCGATGCGCCTGCACGCGATCTCGAAGTAGCGAGGCTCGATCTCGATGCCGATGAAGCGGCGGCCCATGGTGACGGCGGCAACGCCAGTCGTGCCGCTGCCCATGAACGGGTCGAGTACGATCTCGCCGGCGAGGCTCGCGCGCTCGACAAGCCAGCGCGTGAACAGCAGAGGCTTTGGGCAAGGGTGGTCTATGTCATCGACGGAATCACAGGCGCCGGATAGCGAGTTGGGGCGCATCCCGCGCCCAACGTTGTGAGGGTCGCGGCCATAGTAGAAGATGAAGGCGTTGGCGAACGAGAAGCCCCACTTCCCTCTGTTCGTCGACGCAGGGTTGTACCAGATGCCCACGTCGGCAGGCTCAGGGTACATCCACATGCACTTGTTGCCGGGCGTCATGGCCAAGCGCGGCGCCAGGGTCAGGCAGGCCTGCACAATGGGCACGCACACGTTGCGCACGTACTCAGGCGAATCCTCGGTGGCGCTGTAAGGCTCATTGAGGTAGCGCGACGTTCCCGTGCGCTCGCCGAGTTTCACGCCGTACTGCGGATCAGTGACCGTCACGCTCACGCCACGCAAGCCTGCGACCACCTCTCGGCTGTCCGCCAAATACAGCGTCGCGGCGCCTATGGTCTCGACGCGGGTCACCTGCTCCCCCTCCCTGCCGCGCGCGCACCCCCGACCTTGCGCCGCCGCGCGCCTCTGAGCGCAGCCGTGCGTGCGTCGCGGAGGCGGACCAGCCACAGCCATTTGCGCCCCGGCGGCGCGCTGTCATACGCGGCCTTGGCCTCCAGCACGCGGCGCTCGGCGATGGTGAGGCGGGTCATGTCGGATGCGCCTTGCGTGTCGCGATGTTCCAGCCAGCCGCCCGCGCTCCAAGCGCTTGCCACTGCCGCCAGCGAACCGGATGCACGCCGACGGCCTTGCCGATGGCATTCACTTTCCCAGGTGACAGCTTGCGCCTGCCGCCCAGCAGGTCGCAGACGAACTGAGGGGATATGTCCAACGCTTCCGCTAGCGCGAGCTGTGTCACGCCGGCAGACTTCACGGCCTTGTTTACGTCAGCCAGCAAGGCGTCGTGTGCGGCGAGCTGATCGGGGTCGGTGATCCTCACGCCGCCACCTTGCGCCAGCCGGCGCCCTCTGCTGCCCTCACATGCAGGATCGCGACCCCCGGATCGACGCTCTCGCACTTGCTCGCCGTGACCTTCGTTGCCTTGCAGTCGTCGGGCACGCGGCCAGACATCACGAGGGCGTCGAGGGCGAGCTTGATGCGATTGTCGGCGTCGCCGCGCATCTTGGCCGGCAGGAACAGGTCGACCTCGTAGGCGCCCGTGATTGCGCGCGCCGAGGCGACATTCATTTTGATGACCATGCACGCCGCCACTTTCCAGATGCGTGCGGACTTCTTGAGGTATCGGCCGCCTTTGGCGCGGTTGCCGTAGGCGTTGTTCAACGACGGGGGCACGTCGATCTCGACGATGAAGCCACTCATCGCCCGCCCCTCGCCATCTTGTTCTCCGGCGTGCCGTGCTTCAGGAACGCGGGCCGCGCGAGGTCGTCGGTGGACGGCTGCTTGAAGGGCGCAATCGCTGCGCATGCTGGGCAGCCGGGACCGATGCAGAGTTCAGCGCCGTGCGGCGTCTGCAACCTCGCCTCGCCCCGCTCCACGATGCCGGCGCGGATGGCGCCCACGGCCTCGGTGTAGTTCGCAGCCGCGTCGGCGAGGTACTCGGCCATTGCGCTGTGACCATCGCGTGACCGCGCAACCTGCTGCCGCTCGGGCCGTAGTGCCTCGTCAGCCGCAGTCTGAGCAGTGCCCACCGCGTCCGGCCTGGGGGAGGTGCGCTCAGGCTCGCCGGGAGAGGACGGTGCGAGCGGCGCGGCCGGCGCGGTGGACGGGGTATCGGAGGCAGAGAGGCTAGGCGGGGCGGCGACTGTGCAAGGGGAAGGATTAGCCCCCGGAGCATCGCTCCTATCGCCGGGCCGCTCGCCGTCCTCGCGGATAGGCGGCCCTGCCTCCGATTCGGTGATATGGTCGGCGGGAGCGGTGGCTCGCTCCTCTCCCGCCTGCGGGCGCGCCTCGGGCGTCTCGGCGCGGTCCGGTTTCTTGGCCGCAACAGCGGCGCGATGTTCTGGCGAGCGGAGGTCGGTGGTGCGCTCTCGTGCGCGTGCAGGCGCGCGCGCGTGCTCCAAAACGACGCCGTTGTCAAGCGCGTCGAGCAGTTCGGCGGCACGACCCTTCAGAGCGTTGTAAGCGGCAGGGTTCTTGTCGCGCTTGCGGCGCTGGGACATCGCCTCACGGAAGGCGGGCAAGTCCTCGCGCAACGCCTTCTTCGCCTCGCGGTACACCTGGGCCTTGTCGGCGTTGGCGTTGTCGATGATCTCGTCGAGCGCGTCGATGCGACGGGCGAAGCTGTGGAGGTCGTCAGCCATTGGCGCGCGCCTGCGCTTCGTCGATCGCGCTCATCGCGCGCGGGATGTCCTCGTCCATCGCTTGTCGCGCTTCCTCGACAATGATCAGGACGCTATGCAGGGCGCTCAGCAGCACGCGTCGGCATTCGGTGTTGGTTGCCAGAGATAGCGCCTCGTCGATCTTCGTGGCTGCGCCCAGCCCGTGCGACATGACGTTGCCGATGTGCCGCATCACGACTCCCCTCCCTCGCTCACGTCACCCTCAACACCAGCTCGATAGCCGCGACGATGCCCACGCACGCCGCCACATCGCGCGCGCTCGCGGCCAGCCAGCGCCAGGGGCGCGGGCGGGGCATGTGCGGCCCGGAGGTGCCGTTCATGCGTGGCCGGCCGCCTGCACGCGGCCCTCGAAGTTCGCGATCAGCTCCTTGAGCGCGACCACGATGTCGCCGCGGTCGGCGCCGTTGCTGATGTAGTTCATCCGACCGTCCTTCGGCTCGCCGTAGTCGAACACCAACAACACGAAGCCGTAGGGCCGATGCTTGCCGCGTAACGGACCGTTGAACCGCTCGTCGAGGAAGCGCGCGAGGTCGTTCATCGTCTCGACGTGCTTCGCCTCGATCGGCGCGTGACCGGCGGCGCTCACGTCTGCGGCCTCGTCACGGCCTTGACCATGACCATGGCGGCCTTCTCGATATCGGTGATGGCGATGGACGCCAGCCGGCCCGACGCATCGCGCTTGGCCTGATACGGCTCCATCAGCGTGACGAGCCGCGCGGCGAGCGTCTTGATCTCGGTGATGTCGGCGCGACCGGCGACGTTGAAGTTGATGTCGATCAGCGCGGCGGCCGAGTCGGACACGTCGTCTTTCGTGATGCCATACAGAACTTCAGCCATTGTCTTCCTCCTATTGCCCGTCCTGATTTCGGGCGCGTTGCTCAGGTGTCGCGTCCGGATCGAACAGCGGCGTGTTCTTCGTCGAGGTCGGCCGCTGCGCCTCTGATTGTCGGAAGGCTGCGCACAACCGCCGCCTTTTGGCGTAAGGCCTCAAGTTCGTGAATGTCGATGCGCTTGGCGTCGCCATAAAACAGCGCACGAATGCGCGCATACGAAAGGCCGGTAAGCTCAGAGAGGCGCCGGTGAATCTCGTGACGCTTCTCATTCCAATCGCGCGGACCAGCGATTACCTCCAGAAGGCTGCGCGCCTCCTCCAAGCTCTCGCTGCGTTCGACCTTGACCAGAAGGCGCTCTCGTTTTGATTTCGCCTCGCGCGGAATGAACGTCAGCATCTCGGGGTCAAAGGTGAACCACTCGCCACGCAGCCGCCGGTCCTTAAAGCGCTCGTGGAATTGCGGCTCAGAGTTCCACCACGTATCAACCTCGCGAATGACGCGGAGGGTTTCGTAGTGGCCGGTCTGAAGATCCGCGACTCGCGCGGCGACGTCGTCAGCCCAGCCGATCTTGACGGGGCCGTTATCGCCAGCGCGGACGATGTACGTCGGCATCAGTCATTCCCCCACTTTGCCCAGTCGAAGAGTCGAAGCGGCGCCGGCCCGCGCGCTCGCTTCTCCAGGTCCAGCCAGCATTTCGCGTCGATCGCCGCCTTGTGCGCCCGCTGCGCCAGCCGTTCCGCCTTCCGGTTCAGCGCCCGCGCCCTCCACTGGGCGAAGCGCGCGATCATTGAGCGCTTGATGTAGCCGAGCATTCGCAGCCTCGATTTCTTGTAGTTGGTGGCGGATTTCCTCCGCTTTTTCTTGCAGCCTCAGCCACTCCGAAGCCCACAGGTCATCGACGCGCCGATACCAGACCTTGCGCACGCGGGCGTAGGACATGCCGAGCCGGCGCGCGGCGCGGGAAAGCCACGTCTCGCGCGTGTCGTTCCAGCCGCGAGGACCGGCAGCCATGCCGATGATCTCGCGTGCGTCGTCGATGATTCCCGCACTACGCATGGGGTTGTCGTGTCGCTTTCGGCACGGCTTCTGTCGGAAAGGGGACAAGGGCTGCTCCATGGTGTTGACCATGTGCAGCGGTCACAGCCTCGCAGCTCAGCAACGACTTGGCGGTCACACCGCTGAGCGCGAGGGAGGAATCACGAGCGACAACTGGCGCGCGGTCGGAACCGTCGCAGCCGAGATCGTCGCGGCAATAAAGACGGCGCAACGCACGCGCGCCGAAGGTGGGCGCGGCTGTGCTGTCACCGCGCCAGGGGGAGATCGGTGAGCGGGCCGGCGTCATGCGGCGGCCTTCAAGAAGTCGACCTGATCGGGGGCGAACCTGATGTCGCGCCGCTCGGCCAACTTCCGGCACGGCTCAAGGCCAAACTCGAATACCCAAGCGTAGGGGAAGCCGACCTGCTTCCGGCCGAATAGCGCGAGGTTGATCTCGCTATGCCGCAGTTGGTGATGAGTGCGGCATAGCCACGTCACATCCAGCGGCTTGGTGTAGTCCTCATGGTGCGCCACTGCCTTTTCGCACCCGCACACCGCACACGGCTGCGGCTGCAAGCCGCCGCGCATCCGCTCGCACTGCACCGCATACCAAGTGGCTTGGAGCAGCGTGCCTTCCATCGCCTACGCGCCCCCGCAGGTGAACAGCGATCCGTCATCCCCCGCGCGCATCGCTCAGGCCGCCTCGCGCTCGAATACGTCAGGGCGAAGGTCGTAGCGGGAGAACGTGCCGCCGCTCAGGCGCTCGATCTGCTTCACCCGCTTGATCGGCACGCACCGCCACTGATTGACCGCCGCCGGGCTGATGGCGAGCTTCCGCGCCAGCTCGGAGCCGGAACCGAAGTGATCCTTGACCGCTTTCAGGGCTTGTTTGGGGCTCATGGCCGGTGAGTATAAGTCAGACTTACACCCATCTGCAAGTGATACTTCTAGCGCGTCCTATAAGCGTGGCTTGTATACCCTCGCCATGCCGACGCTCGCAGAACGCATCCAACGCGCAATTGATGAGTCACATCTCGATCAATCGAAGGTGGCGCGTCACTTTGGCATATCAGCCAGCGCGGTAAACCAATGGACGAAGCCCAAGAAGACCAAGCCGGCGACGGAGCGATTGATAGAGTTGGCGATTTTGACGGGCGTGCGCACGGAATGGTTGATAAAGGGAACGGGCCCCATGAAGGACGATCCGCAGAGTGAACCATTAATCTTCATTACAGGCGAGATTCGCAGTGGACGGCGACAAAATTTCAATGAACATGACCCCATTGAAAAAGCCGAAGAGCTGCCTATGGGATATCTCGGGGGAATGACACCTGGGTCGTTGGAAGCGACACGGGTGAAGGGTGACGAACTTGAGCCCGCCTACTCAGACGGCGACGTGCTCTATCACCCGAAAGAGCTAGACCAGGATTGGCGGCGGCACATCGGCCGCCGGTGCCTGGTGCGGCTGAGAACCGGCGAGACGGTGGCCGGCAAGGTGCTGGCCGGCGCGGGCCGCTCAGCTCAGATCATTGACTTCAGAGGGCATCCGATCGCCAGCGGCGCCATTGCGGGCGTCTGGCGCATCGTGTGGGCGAAACAGGGCGACGGCTAAAGATTGCCCCAGCCCAGCACTCGCCAAGTGCCGCGCTGATCGGCGCCGAAGAAAATGATTAGGGCGTTGCCATAGGTCCAGCTCTTGCAGCGGAACGGCGTTCCTACCGCGGCGCCACAGGTGGTCAAGTCTGTTGAGCGTGGCGGCCCGCCCATGACCGCCTGAACATCCGCCTCTGTCATCTGCGGCGCCAACTTGTTCGATAGCGCAGCGAAGTTCGGCGGGGGCGGCAGGGGCGGCGGCATATATATCGGCCTCGGCTCCGGGCTAGGGCCGCAAGCTGCCACAGCAGCGAATGCCATCAAAAGCAGGCGGCGCATCAGTAGCGCGGGGTGCGCGTGCCGGCCTTGCCAGTGTACGGGTTGACGTTCCCCTTGGTACTGAAATTGTCCCGTTGCGTCTGGTTTGGATTTGTCGCGCGGTAAGGCGCTACATAGGTGCCCTTTTTGGTGACGTAGCCCCGAGTCGAGTGACTCCCGCCCCTAGCCTCAGCCGGTCCGACAAGCGCCAGCACCGCCAGTGCAATCAAAATCAGCCGCATTTCCGCCCCCTGTGAGCAAGGGATTGTAGGCGGCAACATTTTCTCGCGCCCTATAAGTATCACTTGCACCCTCCTATAAGTCGTGCTTATATCCTCCCCATGGACGCCACCGAACTAACCGCCGCAATCGCCCGCCTCCGGGGCATCGCCGCAACTTGGTCGGGCGCGTCCGAGACGGCCGGGGCGGTGGTCATCGTCTGCGATGCCGCCGAGCGCGTGCCGACGATGGCCGACCTTCTGCGGCGGTGTCGCGAGTACCTGCGGACGGACGGGGAAGCGGTCGCACCCGAGGCCCGCGCGCTCGCCGCCGAGATCGAGCGGGCGATTTAGGGAGGATGGGATGGCGAAGTTCACGGTCACCTGGTGGCACGTCCGCCGGTCGCCTTGGTGGTGCTGGAAGGTGACGGACCTCGCGTCGGGCGAATGGACCATCGGCCGCGAGCGGTCGTGCATGGGCGCCTACGTGGCGATCTTCATCCACCTGATCCAGGCATATTCGGAGGCATAGATGGCGCACGTAGTTTCTGACGACGAACGCGCAGTCCTTCACGCCATCATGGATCAGGTCGAGCGCGACCTCGTTTCGGCGCATGCCGAGATCGCGAAACTGCAAGGCCTTGATCCAACTTCGGTGACGTGGCCGGCATGGTCGCCGCAGGCTAACACCCTGCGCTGGTTCGAGGCGATCAGACAGAGGTTTCCGGCGCCGCCCGATCCGGGTCGGTCAGTACCGCCAACCGGATGCGCAAGGCTGGCCGCACCAAGTGGACGCGCGGCGATTACAACGAGGCGGCGGCCACGCAAGAGCGCCTGACGCGCGCCTGCTACGCCATGCCCGGCGATGACAGCCCGAGCCTCGCCTACATCCGCTTCGGTATCGCCGAGCAGATGCAGCGCGCCGGCCAGTTCACGCTCACGTCGAAGATGCCCGCGATCTACGCGGCTATCGAAACCGCCATCGAGGGAGCCTGACATGCCCAAGCGCGAGGACGGCGGGCCGGCGTTTCCGCATCACGACTCAGGCGACACGGGCACGCGGCCCGGCATGTCCCTGCGCGACTGGTTCGCGGGGCAGGCGATGCAGGGTTTGATCGCCAGCAAACCCGAGTGGCTGACCAAGCTCCAATACCTCGATGGCGTCCACGAAATAGTGGCGCGCGCCTACGAAGCCGCCGACGCGATGATCGAAGCCCGCGCCGCGCTCGCCGCAGCGGCCGGCGCGCAGAGCGGGGAGGAGTGAGGATGGACCGCACCGATTTCGCAACCGCCGACGCTCTGCACGACGCCTGCCGTCGTCAGGCGGACGTCGCGCGCGCCGCGCTCACGCTCCTGACGCTGATGGACCGCGCTGGCGACTTCGGCGCCGAGCAGGCTTTTGACGCCTCGCGCAAGAGCGTGGCCGATGCACTTCACGACACGATCCGAGCGGACTGCGAGGCGCTGGGGCAGATGGCGCACGAGGCGGGCTACGCCATCGGCGCGGAGCTGCGGGCGCTGGCGCGGCAACTCGATGTTGACTGGAACGCCAAGTACGACGCGGCGCGCATGGCTGCGGCCTTGGCGCTGGCGGCGGAGTAGCAAGTTCAACCAAGGAGAATGGACATGAGCGAAGGCAAGACGGTTATCGAGGTCAACGGCGTCAAGCTGGAGATCGACCTGCGGCACGCCAAGCGCGTCGATGAGCTGCGCGTTGGCGACCGCGTCAAGGTGCTGGTCAAGACCTACAGCGACTACCAGGTGCACGCAGGCGTCGTGATCGGCTTCGAGCCGTTCAAGAACCTGCCGACTGTGATCGTCGCCTACGTCAGCAAGGACTGGCAGAAGGCCGAGATCAAGTTCCTGCACTTCAACGCGCAGACCAAGGAAACCGAGATCGTCAAGGCCATCGACGACGACAGCCTCGACCTCGACAAGGAGCGCATCCTGCAGGTGCTCGACAAGGAGATCGAGACGAAGCGCCGCGAGATCGCCGATATCGAGCTGCGGCGCGAGTACTTTCTGCGCAACTTCCGCTCCTACTGGGAGACGGTCGAGAAGCCGGCGCCGGCCGCGCCATGACCGCCGACCGCATCACCGTCGAGTACTGGGCCAAGCCGATCCCGCTGCGCCAGTTCGACTACTGCGCCACGTTCGACAGCTACAGCGGTGAGCCGAGCGATCCGCAGGGCTACGGCGCTACGGCATACGAGGCGATCCTCGATCTGCTCGCCGAGGCTGAGGAGAAGCGGCAATGACCGCCACCATCTATCCCCTGCCCTTCTGGCGCCGGCACTTCCGCGACGCTGTGGGCATGGCGCTGAGCGACGGCCCGCAGCACACGCGCGAGACGGGGCTGCTGTTCCTGCGGCGCCTGCATCCCGAGCTGCGGCGGGCGTTGCGCGCCGCCCGCGCCGACGCCGCGGCGATCCAGGCCGGCGCCGAGGCGGGGAGCGGGGATGGAGGGGCGGCGCAATGCTGACCGCAGTTTCTATTTTTCTCACCTTCTTCTCGCTGATCAGCGCCTTCAACGCTGGCGCCAAGTGCGAGAAGGGCCGCCAAGACGAAGCCGTCTGGGTCATCGTCGGCATGGTCTTCTCGATCATCTTCATCGTCGCTGCGTTCGTGGTGATGTTCCATGCCTGACGGTTCACTCGTGATCGGCGCGGCGGGGATCTATCACCACGTCCCGATGGAGCAGTATCTCGAATGCGAGGCGGTCGGCGCTTCCGATTGCTGGAACATGGAGAAGTTCTGCCCGCGCTACGCCTATGTGCGGCATCCGATTTGCCCGGATCGCGAGCCGGGCCGCGAGTCGGAGGCGCTGTCCATCGGCAGCCTTGCACACACGCTGATACTGGAGGGCGAGAACGTCGCCGCCGAGCGCTTCGCGATGAAGCCCGAGGGGATGAGGTTCAACACGACCGAGGGCAAGGCGTGGCAGCGCGAGCAGGAAGACGCCGGCCTTGAGATCGTCACCGAGGCCGACTGGATCGCCGCGCGCTTCTGGGCTGCCGCGATCAAGGCCGACGCAACCGCAATGGCCGCGCTCGCCGAATGCGACGCCGAGGTGACGCTACTCGCCAAGGACACGGAAACCGGGCTGGCGATCAAGTCGCGGCCGGACGCCATGCGCGGCAATCTGGCGGTCAACATCAAGACTGCTGCCAGCGCCAAGACGGTGTTCTGGGCAAGCGACGCACGCAAGTACGGCTACATGGTCTCGCAGGCGATGACCGACCTTGTCCTGAAGTCCCTGCAGGCCGACCCGCGCCCCTACGTGTTCCTGGTGATCGAAAAGGCGAAGCGCTGGCCGATCATCGAACACTACACGCTACCGGAGCAGCTAGCCCTTGAGGGTGAGCTGATCGTGCGCAAGTCGCTGCGCCGCTGGGCCGAATGCGCGGAGCGCGGCGTGTGGCCGACCTATGCCGGCGACGTGCACGAGGTTCCCGTGCCCGGCGGCACCCTGCAATCCATCGAGCGTCTGCAACAGGAGATTTACGGATGAACACCGCAGTCAAGGCCAGCGCCGCCATTGCCAAGCTGCCGCAGAGCAACGTCGCCCGCTCGGAGGCGACGAAGGTCGAGCAGTCGCGCGCCGTCGCCGAGGTCAAGGCCATGGTGATCGTCGCCCAGCAAGTGCCGCGCAACGAAGGCATGTGCCGCCTTGCCATGCAGGCGTCGTGCGCTCAGCCCGGCCTCGCGGAGCGCGCCTTCTTCCGCTACTCGCGCGGCGGCACCGCCGTCACCGGCCCGTCGATCCATCTGGCGGTGGACCTCGCGCGGTGCTGGGGAAACGTGAAGTACGGCCTCAAGGAAATGTCGCGGGACGATGAGGCGGGGCAATCCGAGATGATGGCCTACGCCTGGGACTTGCAGACCAACTCTCAGTCGGAAACCACCTTCATCGTGCCGCACATGCGCGACAAGAAGGATGGCCCGGTGCCGCTCACCGACATGCGCGATATCTACGAGAACAACGCCAACATGGGCGCGCGCCGGCTGCGCGAGATGATCTTTCGCGTGCTGCCGCCGTGGTTCACCGAGGAGGCCAAGGACGTTTGCAACAAGACGCTGGTGTCCGACGCCGACGTGTCGCCGGCCGAGAAGAAGAAGGCCATGCTGGAGGCGTACGCGCAGCTCGGCATTTCCGTGGCCCGGCTGGAAGCGCGCGTCGGCTCCAAGGTGTCACTGTGGACGCCGGTCGACATGGCGCAACTCAAGGTGATCTACGGCTCGATTGCCCGCCGCGAGATCTCCGCCGACGAAGAATTTCCGACCGTGACCAGCGAAGCGGCAGCGGCGGCAATCGCCAGCACGCCGAAGCCTGACGCGGCGGCAACCCCGACAACCGAGTCGGCCGCGACGCCCCCGGCCGATGCCTCTGGCGAGGCGCCTGCTGCCTCACAACCCGCGACGCCTGCGCCAGAGGCTCCCACTTTGCCGATTGACACCCCGCCGCAGCCCAAGCGCCCGCCGCTCGACGTGTCCCTGTTCGAGGAAGCGTTCGTCAACCAGCTCCGGCGCTTCAAGGACCGCAAGGGCATCGACCAGTACGTCAAGGTCACGCACGCGGAGAACCTGGCGCAGCTCCGCGAGCAGGATCCCGAAGCGTGGCAGCGCGTGATGGACGCGGTCGATCTGCGCAAGGAGCAGGTGAAGTGACCCCCGCCCGCCCGTCTCCGCCAGCAGAGCGCGAGCCTTGCCCGATTGACGAGCGCGTGCCGAAGCACGAGCCGATCCTCGCGTGGTATCCGCACGTCAAGCTCGATGACGACTACAACCTCACCGACGAGGTCGTCGGCGGTAGTTGGCATGTCGTCGTCTATCACGGTGGAAAGCATTGGGAGGAGCCGACCTACTTCGAAGCGGCCGGCGGGCGCTTCGGTGACGACTGGAACTATGCCGAGGCGCCGACCCACTGGATGCGCCTGCCAGGAGCGCCGACATGACCGACGACACGAATCGCGAGCCGCCGGCAGAGCGCGAGCCGCTGTTGCCTCGTGCGCCCGGCTACTATCACGTCTTCGATGGTGAGGCGTGGTTGGTAGCTCAATGGCTGCCGACAACTGACGCGTATCCAAATGAGTTCGGATGGAGGGTGTCAGGCGTTAGAACGGTCTTCCAAGATCGTCATTGGGATGAAATCGACGAGCGCCGGATCGAGCGCCCCGCCGCCCAGCCCGCCGACGCGCGGGGGTTGGTGGCGTCTCGCGTACTCCAACGAATCCTCGACTTCGATGATCGCAATAGTCCTGAGGATCAGCCGGACATGCTGCTGGTAACAGGCGAGGAGCTGACTGCGCTGATCGTCGAGGAAATAGACCGCGCCGGCCAGCTAACGCCCGCCGCGCAGGGGTGGCGGACGATGGAGAGCGCGCCGAAGAGTACGAGTGAAGATGTACCGGGCGGCAAGTTCGTACGCGGAGTTTATTTGTTGGGCTACTGTCCCGAGGAAGGCGCAACCCCCCTTGGTTGCATAGAAGTGATTTGGTGGGAGCCAAACGAGAACGGCGGCAAAGGAGCTTGGTTCGGCGGCGGGTTTGAGGTGAAGCCCACCCACTGGCGCCCGCTGCCAGCGCCGCCCAGCGACGGAGGGGAGTGATGGCTGATCAGCAACAGCACATGACGTTCGTCGAGCGCTTTCGGATGCAGCCCGATGTGGCGGCGGCCCTCATCGAATGGCGCGAGGCTCGCAAAGCCTTCAACGCGCCGTTTCGCCTCGCCGATGCCGAGGCAGCGCTGATGAGGATCGCGAGCCGACTTCCTGGTGCTGACCATCCGTCTATCAAGATGGCGTTGGAGAAGCCCCATGCCTGAAACCCCGGCGAGCGTGACGCTCACCAACGAAGGCCGCTGGTATCTCGGCTCTATGAACGACGGCCTGTTCATCATCAACACGCCGCCGCGACCGTCGACCGATCATCAGTGGCACGGCAGACCGGACGGTCCGACGTTTGTTGTTGCCGTGAGCGCTCTGCCCGAGGGTTACGCGCAGGCGATCGTCGACGCACATAACACCGCCCTCGCCTCGCAGGCCCGCGCCGGGGACGAGGCGGTGCGGGCGCTGGCGTCAGCGATGCGCAAGCTGATCCCGGACATCGGCGAGCAATTGCAGCGCGCGCTTGATCGGCTGGAGCCGCATCAGGTCGAGGCGTTGCGCGAGTTCGAGGCTTTCCTCAGGAAGGAATGAACATGGGACTCGATGTCAGAGCTTATCGCGGGTTGACGCTCGCGCCGGATGCGGCGGTTGATGACGATGGCGATCCGGTGGAGTGGAAAAACTACATCCGGCTTCGCAAGGAAACGCTGGACGGGACCGAAGAACATTGGCCTGGCCGCACCATCCCGCTAGTCGCCGGCATCTACACTGCCGCCGAGCATCTTGACCTGCCGTGTGGCCCATACAGCCGATACAATCGCTGGCGCGAATGGCTCTGCGAAGCGGCGGGGCACGGGGCGCCTAGTGACATTTGGGATGGCCGAGTCACGGTCGGACCTTTTGTCGAGCTGATCAACTTCTCCGATTGCGAGGGGATCATCGGCCCAGTCGTCTGTGCCAAGCTCGCCAAGGACTTCGCCGAGCATCAAGAGCACATCATCGGCGGCGCCCAAGGCTACGAAGCGGAGATGTATCGCAGGTGGCGTAGGGCGTTCGAGCTTGCGGCCGATGGAGGCTGTGTTGACTTTCACTGACCCCATGACCACCCACCCCACCCCGCCTGCGCCTCTGCCGACGACGGAGAGGCTGCGGGAGTTGGCGGCAAGGATGGAGAACGCCGCCAGGCGATATCGAGACGAAGCCGCTACGTTCCTGCCACTCAGCAACGAGGCATCCGCGCGCAACGTGATGGCCTCGGACTGTGAGGCAACGGCCGCCGCCCTCCGCGCGGTGATCGCGGCGAGGACGTTGCTGAATTATCCGCCAACCCCCGTCATGCATCACAACCACATCGCAGCTTGGTTCAACGGTGTGTCGATGGACGAACTTCGCGCTATCATCGGAGACGACCAATGAATGAGCTACTGGCGCTGGCGGACCGGGTTGAGCGGGAGCCGGTGAGTCGCGAGCTATGGCGTGAGGCATTCGATGCGGCCGGTGGAGAGGCGTATTACTCGCTCTACTCCTTTGACAAGTTCATGGATGTCGGCGCTCACCTCGACGCGGCGGACATGCTGCGCCCTCAAGAATGGTTCTGCGACGTAGACTCGCAGGGCAATGGGGAGATTGTCGCCAGAATGTGGTGCTTTGACAGCGACGTTGAGCACATCGGGGCAGCCTCCGGTCCCGACGCCGAGGCTCGCGCCCGTTTCGCCGTCGCCCTTCGTGCCCGCGCTGCGGCAGGGGGCGGGCGATGACGATGCAAACGCCTGATGACCTGAAGCTGCCGGCGCTGGAGAAGGTGCTCGGCGACGCGATGGACCAGTGGCTCCGCGGTCAAATCCCCTACGCCTGCACAGAGCCGCACTGGTGCGCCCGCGCCGTGGTCGCGCATATGACCAGCGATGCGGTGATCGAGCGGGTGGCGGCCGCAGCCTACGCGACCGATCACGGCGAAGACACATTCGACAGCCTGCGGCCGGGCCTTCGGCAGCACTGGCGCAATGTAGCCCGCGCGGCCGTTGCCGCTGCTGTGGAGAGGGGGGAAGGATGCTTGAGATGAAATGGCAGCGACGCATTGGCGAGTACGTGGCGGACACGTACTTCGACAGCTCAGGCGGCGACACAACGATCGTTCGCTGGCGCCTTTACCGTCCTCTCACAGGTTACTGGGCCATCGGACTGACCATCGGCGAGTCGGGCGGCCATCTCCCCGTCGCCGGCCACTACGAGTCGTTCGCCGAAGCGAAGGAGCGCGCCAAATCGGCCGCCATCGCGCTCGGGCACAGGCTCAAGCCGTGACGCGCGGCGCGGGCGGCAGACGTGGGGGATGTGGTGAACGATAACCGAGACCCCTGGCTGACAGAGCGGGAGACGGCGCGCGAGCTGCGCGTCTCGCCAGCGACGGTCCGTGCCGAGCGGGAAGACGGCCGCCTCGGATGCGTGCGTGTGCGTCGTCGCGTGTTCTATCCTATGTCGCAGATCAACGCCTACAGGACCGCGATCCTATGCCCAGCTTCAAACTCTGGCGGCACCCCGACAATCGACGGTGGTACATCGTTTGGAGCGAAGGACGAAGATCGCGCCGTGTTACTACGGGCACAGCGGAACGCGGCAAAGCTGAGATCGCGCTTGCAACGTTCATCCTAGAGGCCAGCAAGCCGCAAGAGCGCGACGCATCAGATGTCATCGTGGCCCATGCGCTGGATCGCTACTACACGCGGCACGGCTCTGCGCTGCCGAGCGCACATCAGGCCCGCATCGCCATTGCCGACCTCAAGGACTTCTACGGCAAGGCTTCGGTCGCGGGCATTAACACCGCCAGTCACGATCTTTACCGCCAGCGCTGCATCGACAAAGGCTTGTCGCCTTCCTCGATCAACCGTCGCCGCGCCGTGCTGCGCGCCGCGCTCAAGGATGCGGTCAAGCGGCAGGAGTTGAAGTCGGCGCCGTTCGTGCCCGCCGAGCCTGAGCCGCCTCCGCGCGCCGATGCGCTGACTCGCGAGCAAGTCGCCGCGCTGCTCCGCGCCGCTCGTCACGAACACCCGCATGTGGCGCTGTTCATCCGACTCGCCGTCTACACCGGGGCGCGACGCCAAGCGATCCTGCAGCTCACATGGGATAGGGTGGATCTGTCTACCGGCGTCGTTGACTTCCGGCTGCCTGGCGTCGTGCATCGCCGCAAGCGGCGCGCCGTGACCGCGTTGCCCGCCAAGCTGGTCTCGACGCTCCGCAGGCGCAAGGCCAAGGCGCGCGGGACGAACGTCATCAGTCGGCACGGCAAGCCGGTCGGCAGCATCAAGCGCGCGTTTCGCACTGTCGCCAAGGCGGCGGGGCTGCCCTGGGTCACGCCGCACGTCTTCAAGCACACCGCCGTCACGTGGGCGCTGCGCGTCGTCTCCCCTTGGATGGTCGAGGGCATGACGGCCACCAGCTTGCGCACGCTTCAGCGCGTCTATGGCAAGCACATGGCGGCCGATCTGCGCGAGGCGGCGGACGCAGTTGCCCACAATAGAGTGCGCAAATCGCGCGCAAATGATATGCTGGCAACCGACCACAAAAGCGTGGTGGGCGCGACAGGGATTGAACCTGTGACCCCTACCATGTCAAGGAAGAGGGCATATGCTAAGCGGCGGAAATAACACGACTTTGGTCGTCGCTGAATCTATGGAAAACCTGAGACGTTCCGGGAACAGCGCGCAAATTGCGCGCATGGCCAAGCTACTTCGCCGGCACGTCATCGCCGCCCCGGGAATCCAATGACATACAGAAAGCCGCCCACGTCGATTGACGATTGCACGGACTTCGAACGCGAGGTTCTTGAGCAGATTCCCTTTGAGGGATACGTCGGTATCCCCGCCGTAGCGAACGCGATAGGGCGCCGATTCCAAAGCGTTTCTGCCGCCATCTATCGCCTCTGGCGCGGGAAGCTGATTGACGGGCTGGACTACGACCACTGGCAGAGGAAGGCTTAACCATGGGCAAGACGGTGCCGTTCTATCCAAATCTGCGCTGCGAGGACTGCGGCGCGATGGGCGCCTATAGCTTTGCGTGGTGCGGCGAGTGGTGTCAGGCGTGCCTCGACAAGAATGATCCGCCGGGCGATGACGAAGACCCGGGGATAGATGAAGACGCCGCCGCGTAAGCCTATCCATGCGCCCCGCCCTGCTCCTCCTCACCCTCCTCGCCGCCCCGGCCGGCGCGCAGGTCAGCGGGCCGGCGCGGGTGATCGACGGCGATAGCATCGTCGTCGCCGGCCAAATGGTGCGCCTAGAGGGGCTCGACGCTCCCGAGATGACGCAGCACTGCCACCGCCGCGAGCCGCCCCGCCCCTGGCCCTGCGGTCGCGTGGCCGCCGCCGAGCTGCGCCGGTTCATCGACGGGCGCCCCGTGACGTGCGAGGGCGTGGTGCAGCCGGACGGCGGCGTGACCGATCGCTATGGGCGCCTGTTGGGGATTTGCAGCGTGGGCGGCGTCGAGATCAACGGCTGGCTGGTCGAAAGCGGGTTGGCGCTCGCCTTCATCAGGTATACTGACCGCTACGTCGCGCATGAGGCGCGGGCGCGCGCAGCCGGGCGCGGGATGTGGGCGGGGCCGTTCATGCGGCCCGAGGAATGGCGGGCGGCAAAGAGGGGTGGGAGATGAGCGATGATCTGATCAAACAGGCGGGGCGCCTTCTCAATCTGGCGAGGCGCGCCATCAGCAAGATCGAGGACGTGCAGTCGCGCGAAAGCCATCTCTACCGACACGCCGAAGTGGACTGGCTGCTCAACGCCTCGCCGGAGATTGACGCTTGGCTGAAAAACGCGGGCGCAGAGCCGGGCGTGACCTTCAGTGATGCTGGCGCCATGATGCTGTCAGGTGAAGACCGTAAGCGCATCGCCGACGCTTGGGGTGCGATTTGGAACACGGCCATCTTTGAGCTAGTCGCGGAAGGCCCCGACCAGCGCATCGTCAACAGCCGAGCGAACGAGGTCGAGAAGGCGCTACGCGCGGCCAAGATCGTACGGTAGCCACCCCGTGACGGCCCCCGCGCTACCTGGGCGGGGCGCGGTGGTGCTTCTGAAGGTCGTCTGCCTTACGCCGGCAGTCCTCGCCCGCCGCGATCACGTCGGCAACCCAGTCCTCCGCAGCCGTCTTGCCCAGCGCCTCAGGCGGCGCCGGCTCGCGCGCGCATGGGACCATCAGCGTCGGCGGCGGCTTGCGGTCAACGAGGCGGGTTTCCGTCACTGGGTCGCTGCAGGCGGCGACGCTCGATAAGAGCGCGAAGGCCAGGGCAATCACCATCGGGCGCGTCAGCGGCGGCTTTCTTGAGGGCATCGGTCTCATTCTCCAGCTCGCGCCGCGCCTGCGCGTCGACGATGGCGACGGCTTCGGCGATCGCGGCGTCAGCCTCCAGCCGGGCTATCGTCTCGGTGTTCGTCTTGTTGGCGCTGCGCAGGACGGCGCTTTCGCGGACCTCGGCGCGGTACAGCAGGCCAAGGCCAATGCTCACTGCGACGGCGGCTATGGCGACGCCGCCTGCGATCTTGGTGCCGAGGCCGATCATGCGACTACCTCGCGGCAGGCCTTCACGCGGATGCGGGGCTTCGTCTTGAAGCCGTTGTAGACCCACGGCGGGGCGCCCGGCGGGACAGCCGGTGGCAGCGGATACGGCCAACGAAGCTCGTAGCCCGGCATCGTCGGCCATGCCGCCGAAGGCAGGCACCACGGACAGTCGGGGACGATGCACGGCCCAATGGCGCCGGGGTGAGTGTGTGGCCACGGGTCGATAGTCATCACGCGGCCACCTTCGTCAGCCCCAGCGCCGCGAGCGTGTCGGCGTCCGGTTCCCCGCTCTGCGGCAGGCCGTGGCTCTGCTGGAACTCGCGCAGGCGCGCGTGCGTCTTCGGCCCCATGAGGCCGTCAGGGTCGAGCTGCGGCAGCCCCGTAGGATGCTGGTTGAGCGCGCGCTGCACCGCGTCGAGGCCGATTCCCGCGCCCGTCAGGCCCAGCCCCTTGCGGACCTCCTTCCAGCGCATCAGGTGGTGCGTCAGAAACACCTCATCGCGCAAGCCGCTGTTCATCGCCTTCATCGCGCGCAGGAAACCCGCTTGCGAGCCGTCCGCCGCCTTAGCTGCCGTGCCTGTGGCCTTGAAGAAGAAGGCGAAGGCGCGCGAGCCATCAACCGGGTCTTTCAGCCGCTCGGGCCGCGACACGAAATCGACGCCGGTCCCCTTGCTCACGAACCGCACGTTGCGCAGGCCGGTGATCTGACCGGGACCGAGGCCGCGATAGGTGTAGCCGTCCTCCGGCTTCTCGTTGCCCAGCGCGTCGGCGAGAATGACGCCGTAGTAGCGGCCGAAGAACTTGCGGTCGAAGCCGGCGCGGCCCTCCTCCTTCCATTGCTGGATTTCCGACTCCGGCACCGCGCCGCCGAAAATGTAGGCGATGCGCTCGTTGGGCGTGCTGAAGTAGCTGATCTCTTCCAAGCGCATGAGGCTGGTTTCGTTGGCGATCGACGCCAGCCACGCCGCCAGCTCGTCAGGGTCGGTGAGCCCGAATTCCTTGGCCGCCGCGTCGAGGCCCGGCGCCCACGCAAGGCAGGCGTCGCGCGAGGCGCGCGGCATGCAGGCGGCGAGGATGACGGGGGTGAGGTCCATGATCAGCTCTTTGGTACGCCGCCGACGAAGCACAGGATGATGCCCATCGGGTTGATGCAGATGTGCGAGCCGCCGTCAGGCGCCACGCGGTCGAGGATCACGCTCGGCGGCACCGGCCGCCACTGGCCGTTTACCTGGGCGCGCCACCATCCGTCGTCGGGGTCGCGGTAGGCGCGCACCGGCCGGCAGTCCTGATTCGAGCAGCAGCTTGCCCCGCTCGGCAGCTTCCAATCGGAATAGGGATCGTGCGCGACGGCGGGCGTCGTCAGGATCAGGAGCAGCAGGAGGGCGCAGACGGGCATGCTTCGAAAAGTGTAGCACCTCACCGGCAAAAGCGCCAGACGCCGGTTACACGCCGCATGCAATCAGGGCGGGAAAATGCTACGGTCAGGCGCCGTGCAAGTACCGGAATCGCTCATAGCCGCCCTGCTCGCCATGGCCCTCGCGCTGGCGATTACCGGCATGCCCAAGCCCGCGCGGGGGCTAGTCGGCGGCGTGCCCGCTGCCGTGGCGCCCTGACAGGTCGCGATCAATGCCGATGGACAGTGACCGCCCCCGCCTCGCCTCGCGCTCGATCTTCTTCACCAGCCGCGACGTAGCGTCCGCCTGAGCGTCCGCCGCAATCTGGACACACCTCGGCGGCGGCGGATTCCAGAGCTGCCGCCAGATGCGGGTGAGCAGCGATTCAGTCATGGCGCAAGCCTTCCCGGAGCGCCGTCAGCGCCGCCGTGTTGTTGACCAGCGCCGTTGTAACGCTATCGGCCAGCGCGTTGTTGCGCTTCCACAGGGCCGCCACCGCGAGCGTCAGGATCAGCACCAGGAAGCCCAGCGCCCCGTACTGCACCCACAGGTTGTTGGCAATCGGCGTCGGGTCCATCAGGCGGCCTCCATCTGCGCGAGGCGGTCGCGTTCCTCGGGGGTCATGGTCCCTGCATCTCCTCAATCTCCTCGCGCCGCTCATCGGCCGTCACCCACGCCTCGGCGTACGGGCTCCACACCAGCAGCGGGCGCGGCGGGAACAGCCAGCGGAGGATGAGGCGGCGGATCATGTCACTTCCACAAACACCTGCTGATGGCACGCCCACTCGTGCAGCGCCTTGCCGTCCAGAGCCGAATAGCCCAGCGGCGTGACGGAGCGGATCGTCGTGCGCGGGATCGTCGCCTCGGCGCGCGGATCGCCGCCGTGCCCCACCATGCCAATCAGGATTTGCGGATCGTCACCCGAGAACGGGCTGTCGATGACGATGGTTGATGTATCACCGTCGATCGTGTGGCTCAGGATCGTGCGGTAGTCAGCGCTCCCCGACGAGCCGGTGCGCGCCTGCAAGCCGTCGAAGGTGCGCGGATCGACCGCCACCACATCGTCATCCTCGACGACCTCGACATTGCGGTTCCACGTCATCGTGATCGTCGTGCCGCCATCGCTCATCGTAGCGCTGACGACGTGGGTCGGCAGGGATGAGCCAGTGTCGAGCTTGCGCTGGTAGGCAAGTCGGGCAAGCTCGCCCATGTAGTACACGCCGTAGTCGGTGTGATGCACCCAGTCGGCAGGGTTCCATGGCTGCCAGTAGGTCGGCCCGATGAGCACGATGTTGCCGTCCTCCAGCGCCTTGTCGAGAAGGCTCCGAACGCCACTCGACGAGTTGCCGAAGCTGCTGGGCTGCACGCACGTCAGAATGATGTCTTCCGCCTGGCCGGTGATCGCCTTGATCTGCGTGTTGTAGGGCTCGTAGATCATGGTTTCGAGATCATCGCCGAGCGTCGCGGTCGCCGAATTGGCCTCGCCTTGGTTCCAGTCGAGGCCCAATACCTTGATCGTCGAGCCGTAGTTTGCCGCGATTTCGACCAGCCGATCCGTCATGGCGATCGACTTCTCAAAGCAGCCCGTTGAGCCGCCTTCGGCGAGGGCCTCAACGTCGGCCCCGCCCTCGGCCGACACGAAACCGCATACGTAATTGTCAGGATTGTCCGCCGCGTAGCGTGTGACGAAGCCCTCAAGCTGCGTCGTGCCGAAGCTCGTGCCGACAAGCTGCTCAAGCCCGGTCACGCTGTTCGGGTCGAACGGCAGGATGTTGCTGTCGCTGAACTGTCCGGTCCAGATTTCGTCGTATTCGGACGCCGGCATGTAGAGCCGAGCATAGGGGTAGTTCGGCCCAGCCAGCGGCGGGACGAGCCCACGAACGGCGTTGCTCTGCCCGGAGGCGAAGAAGACCTCTACCACGCTGCCGGTCACCGGCAACTCGGGCGCGCCTTCCGGCGGCGACGCCGCTTCCAGCAACGCAGCGGGCGCCATGTTCTGCCGGTAGCCGTCGATCCGGTTGATCCAGCCATTGAAGTTGCGCGTGGTTGGTGCCTCCGGCGCGCCACCAATAACCAACCTGTCAACGCCGGACGGCAAAGAGAGGACTCCGACCTCGGGCGTTCCAGTCACACCATTGACGGCGAAGTTGAAGCCGTGCGCTCCCCAAGTCAGGCCGCATCGGAAGGGCGCCGTCAGCGTCAACCCGCTGACCGAGAGTGATGCCGCGATGTCGCCACCACTGACCAGCACCGCGTTAATCTTGCCCGGAATCGTCGCATCCTGCTCGACGTAGACACAGTCATCGGCGCTGGGCGACGCAGTGTTGCTGAAACCGAACAGAACACGAGCAACACCATCGCCACCAGGCCCGACGCTCTGGCCGGCAACCACGAGCGTCCCCGCGCTGGCCGCCAGCCAGCCGCTGCCGGGCACCGCGATCGTCGCGGCGGGGCGCGATGCGGTGGCGCCAGCGGTCGGAATGTACGGATCGAGCGTCGTGCCGATCTTGAGTTCCGTTCCCCAGACGAGCACGCCAGACGTGCCGTCGCCGCTGTAGCTGATGTCGTTGTCCGCTTCACCCAGCGCGATGGTGACGAAACCCGAGGCTGTGGCCGTGGCGGTTGCTCGAATCCAGCAGCGGAAGCGACCGCTCGGCAACGCAATGATCCCTGCAGTGACGGATGCCGTCTTCGTGCCGACGACGCCGTTAGCCAGATCGAAAAAGGCGTTCCGCGATGCGCCAAAGGCCGCAGAGGGCAGCTCCAGCCGCGCCCAATTCCGGCCATCCGCGTCGAGCACCGTCGTGAACTGATAGACGGACCCCGCCGTGAAACTGATCGTGCGCCGCACGAAGTGTGAGTCGTTGGCGGTTGAATCCTCTGCAAGCCTGTCGGCGGTTGTCGTACCGTCAGGGGCTACTCCGGCATTTGCCGACTGCGATGAGCGGATCGAGGTCATCACGCTTAGGTCGGCCGAGCCGGCCCACAGGTTGGTTGCCTCTGGCGCCAGCAAGAGCCCCTTGCAGCCAAGCGTCACCGGCTCATAGTCGACCGGCCCCTCGTTACTGCCCGAATAGGACAGGACGCCGACACCGTTATAATAACTGAGCGCGCCGTCGCGCGTGACGGTCAGGCTGATGACGGCAGGCGTCGTGCCGGTGGTCGCGCCAAGGCGATAAATGCCGTTGGCAAAGTCCGCGATGAGGCTTTGCGCCAGCGAGCCCCGACCAAGGCGCCGTAGCTTCAGGGAGAGGGTTGCGAAGTTCACCGCGAGAAGCCCCGCACGTTGACCAGCACATCGCCCGTCACCGCCGTCAGCGTGACGATCTCAAGCAGCGTATTGGCCGTGCCCACGAGCGGCGGATCGAACTTGATGGTGTCGATCGGCATCGCTGTCGTGTGCAGCAGGGTTCGCCAGAGGACCGTGCCCCCCGCGCCGTCTCGGATCGCGAACTCCGTGGCCGCGCCCAGCGTGGCGTGCGAGATGTCCAAGCCGGTGACGTAGTTGCGCACACCAGAACCTGCCGCCGTCTTAACCGTCACGGCGGTACTGGTGTTGTCGATACCGCCGGTTGGCGCCGCATAGGACCATGCGTCGATCGGCGCGCCTGGCGTCACCTGTGCCGGAGACGAGGTGTCGATCGCCGCGCCGGTTTCATCGACCGCGAGAAACTTTAACGCTTCGGCGGCTTCGTCAGTGACATTCGCGACGTTCTCGACAAGCGGATCGTTGCTCGCCAGCGTCACGCGGGCGGCAGCCGCGGCCGTGCCGGCGCCGACCGTGGCGGGGGTCGAGGTGACGGGGATGGCCGTCGCCGTTGCATCGCCCGTGACGATGGTGCGGCCCTTGATATCGACCTGTGGCCGCGTCAGCTTGCCGTCCGTGCGGGTCGGCGGGGTGTCGTCGTAGCGAGCGATTTCCATGGCTTGCCTCCTACATCTGCGCGGCGGCGCGGAACAGGTCATCGACCTGCGCGCTGGTGAGGTCGAGTTGCTCCGCCGCGCTGGTGATCAGCGGGTCATTGCGGTGGATGACGACTGCGTACTCCCACGCCTCGCGCGCCTCATCGTCGAGCTGCTCGACCAGCGCCTCGACCTGAACCATGAGATCGGCGGCCCTGAGCGCGCGGCGCATCTGCAGGGGCGTGACGGCGGCCGGCACCCGCGCCGCCTGTTCGGCCGCGATCTGCTCTTGGAGCGCGACGTGCGCCGCCTCTTCTTCAGCCGACAGCTCAACGTACCGGCCGTTCTTGTAGACCCTCATACGCAGCCCTCCACGCGAACGCGGCCTTCGCTGATGTTGCCGCTTCCGAAACTGATCTTGATGCCCGTGATCGCTGCGGTGTCGTTGACCTGATAGGAGTGATTCAGCACGTAGAGTAGCGTTCCGTCGTTGCCGATGGTGCGCAGCGTGACCCGCTTGTATCGGCTGCTCTGGATATGCGCGACTTCAAGGATCGCTTTCACACCGCCGGTGTTGGCGTCGTTCTGGACAGAGCCGAATGTTGAGATGGCGGTCTGCCCCGTCGCCGTTGCGGCAGATGCCGACGTGTCGGCGCCCACCAGGCTCTGGTAGGCATACGACCCGGTGATGTCGGTCCCGCTCGCCTTGCGCAGCAGGATGTTCAGCGCGACGCCATCGCTCACCGGGAACAGGTCCATCGCCACCCGGAGGAAGTTCACCCACGACGGGATGCCGTCCTTGATGTAGCTTGCAGCGGCAGACACCGCCTCTGACCCGCCGGTGGTTAGCGGCACCCACAGCCCGAGGTATTGCCCCAGCTCGGCAACCGTCAGATCCTCCGGGTCGCCCGTGCCGGAGGTCTTGCGCCCCTTGACCGTGTTGACCGCCATGTTGGCGAGCTTGGCGTTCGTGACCGCGTCGTTGGCGATCTGCGCCGTATCGACCGAGAGATTGGCGACCGCGCCCGTCATCTGCACCGGGTCGTAGGTGGCGATCTCCACGTCGGCGGAGGTCTTCAGGACGACCTTGTAGTCAGCCGAGGTCGGGCCGTAGACCGCCGGGAAGCGGCCGGCGGCGTCGGCGACCACCGGATTGGCATGCGGCGTGCTGAGCGCGGCGTTGCTGTACGTCGTCTGCGGCGTGCTGGTGCCGGTGGTGTAGGTGTACGCCTTGGCGCCGCTGTACGGGTTGCCGTTGGCGTCGAGCACCTGCCAGCCGAGCGGAAGGACCATGGTCATCGGGCGGCGCTCCTGCTAGGCTGGTCGGCCATGATGTACGTCTGGCAAGTCCTGCTGTTCTGCATCGGGTGCTTCATCCCGGTCTCGTTCATGCCGCACCCGGTGCCCAAGCACATGGAGGGGCAGCCCGTCTGGCTGGTGTACTTCGGCTTTGGCGTCGCGCTGGCGTGGCTGGGGAGCGTCGGCATCTCGCACCTACTTTCGTTCGCGCGAGGAATCGGGAAGCGGCGCACCGGCACCGGCCCGGAACGCATTGCTCGGCGCCCGTAGGCGCTGGCGCGCCATCGTCTGTTCCAGCGCATTGATGAACGCCGTCTGCTCCTCCGGTTTCATGGAAGTAAGGATTTCGGCGACTCGGGCGTTGACGCGCTCGGTGCGGCCCTCGGTGAGCCGGCCGGTCGCGCGGGACAGGGCGTTGACGAAGCGTCCGCGCGCCACGTCCGCGATGGCGCCAGCGGCCTGCGCCGCATTGTCCTGCGCCTCAAGCCCCATGGGCGTCGTGCGGCTGCCGATGCCCACGTCGCGCGCGGTGCGCGTGAACGTCTTTTCGCGGGCGAGATCGGCGAACAGCGCGTCGGCTTGCTCCTTGCCGAGGACCGCCGCAAGCCGCTCGCGCGCATCGGGACCGGGCACTACGCGGCCGGCAACCCCCGAGGCGTCACGAGTGCCGGCTGTCTTGCGCAGATGTTCGGCGACGCCGACAAGGAACGCATCCTTGGCGTCGTCCGGCAGGGCGGCGAACTGGGCGCGCACCGCGTCGGGCCGCGCGTTGCTGCCGAACAGCTTGGCGCCCAGCTCGGCTGCATCCTTGAGCGCGGCGGGCTCCGAGAAGGCCCTGAGCGCGTCGCCGTACTTCGGGTTTTCAGCGTCGATCGCCTCGGCAAGCGATTTGCGGAGGTTGCCGAGATCGTATGCCCGTGCGCCGTTGCCGGCGCGAACCGCCTCCCGCTCCATGCCGCCGATGTGCTTGTAGGCCTTGTCAAGCAAGACCATCGACGTGTCGGGCAGGTTCTTGTAGTCCGGCAACCGGCGAGCAGCGGCGATGGCGGCCTGCACGTCGGCACTATCGGTGATCAGCGCCTTGATCGCGTCGCCCTGGAGCTGAGGCGCCTGCGCAAAGGCCTTCGGGTCACGCGGAATGCCGGCTGCCTCATAGGCGGCGCCTGACGCCTTGGCTTGTCCTCTGCTGATGTCATCAACCGTCTGCGTCAGCCCCTTGGGCGACACGTTGCGGTCGATGGTGGCGCCGACGCGCGCGCCTTCCTTCTCCGCCCTGTCGGCGAACACGTTGGCGACAGTCGTGCGAGCCTGCCCGGGGGCCGCGATGCTGCCGCGCAGCGCGCCCTTGAGGTTCTCTCCGCCGGCATCCACGGGCATGGCGTCATCGCCGAGGTTCTTCATGCGCTCAAGCATCTGCTGCGGCGTGAGCTTGTCGCGTTCCAGCGCGCGGCCGGCGATCCGAGCTGCGGTGTCATCAACCGCAGCCGGCGCACCGCGCAGATTCTTGGCGCCCTGGATTGCCGCGCCCCCGGCAGCCTGAACGCCAGCAGCGCCGACGCCGCCGACCAGGCCCGCAGCGACGCGCACCGGGGTTTCCCAGTTCGTTCCCGCAGTCGCCTGCCCCGCTGCCTCTGACATGCCGCCGCCGACAAGGGCCGGCACTGCATTGCGCACGAAGCTGCCGGGAAACACGGCCGATCCGGCAGCCGCCCGCACCGCAGCATCGAAGATCTTGCCCTCGGGACTGGTCGCGTCCGTTTCGGGCACCACGCGCGCCTTGTCGAACACCGACCGGCGAATGATCTGGCCGCCAGACAGCGAGTTGACGAACTCGGGCGCAATGAGACGGCCGATCGCTTTGACTGGGACTGCGATCGGGTTGACCATATCGGCGAAGTCGATTGCATCGGCCACGCCCTTGACGCCTTGAGTGCGCAGCCGATCAGCGCCCGGAATGGGGCTCGGTCCAAAGCGGTCCTGCATCACCGCCTGTGGCGACCACTTGTCCGGCGTCTTGGTCGAGTCGCGCGGCAGCACCGGCGCGCCGCCCTGCCCTACGGCGGTCGAGCGATAGTGCTCGTCAATCGCGCGCTTCATCGTCAGCCGGTCAGTCCCGGCCGGGAACTCGAACCGCTGGCCGTCCGTGGACTCGACGATGATCGGGTCGGCCATTACTCAAGCCTCCCGGTCGCGGGGTTGTACTTCAGCGTCGGCTTGTCGGCGCCCTTGGTCGGCGCAGTGCCCGGATTGGCCGGCGGCGCGCCGGGCGGCTGCTTCGGCGTGTCGGCAGCGGGCTTCGCGGTCGGCGATGGCAGGGAGTCCAGCGGAATGCCGATGGCCGCTTCGATGGCCTCGCGGTTGTAACCCGACGCCTCAAGAGCGCGCGCCATCTTGGCCGCCGCACGCATGGCCGCATCGGCCTGCCGCGCGAGATTTGTCCTGATCTTGTCGGCCTTCATGCCCGGGTCGATGTTGGCCTTGTCGAACTCGGCCTTCTCGGTCGCGGTCAGGGCCGAGCCGAACAGCCGATTGCGCACGAGATTCTTCTGCTCCTGGTAGCGCTGCCACCAGTCGGCCTGCCCCTTGGGGTCGGCGCCGCCGATGCTGTCCGGCACGTTGCGCTTGATCCAGTTGTCGAGGTTGCCGGCGAAGGGCAGGCCGCCGAACGAGTCGTCGAATGTGTCGCGCAGGCCAACGAACTCCTGTGCGGCGCTGCCGGCACCGCCGAGGCTGTCGATATGGCCCTGTGTCAGCGGTCGGCCGCTGCCGCCGGCATTGCGGTCGATCGGTTTGTACTCGTTCGTGTCGATGCGGCGCTGGCCGACAAGGCGGCCCTTGTCGTCGCGCACGTCGTCCCAGCGGGCGGTCTGGCCCGGAGCGCCGCGCTGCGGCAGCGGCACGAAAGCCACCGCCGTATTGTCGTCGGGTCGCGTCAACATGACGATGCCATCCGACACCAACGGCCGGCCGCCGCGCGTCGCGACCCCCCAGCCCGGAGGAGGCTGGAAGCCCCGCAGCGCCGCAATGGCGGCGTCGGGCTGGGCGGGACCAACGCCCATGCTCCCCGGCTGGTCTGCCGGCGACAGGCCCTTGTCGATCGTGCGGCCGGTCGGCTGCCCCGTCTCGTTGTCGATCAGCTCATAGCGATTGCCGGCGTCGACCGTGGTGAAGGTCTTGCGCGCCTTGGGGTCGAACATCATCAGCCGGCCGTCCGCCTTGCGCACGAACAGCATGCCCGCCTTGTCGATCGGCTCGCCCTTGCGGTCGATCTTGATCGTGTCGCCGGGATCGAGCCCGATCCAGCGGCCGGTGCCGACTCGCCCGGCCTCGACATACTCGCCATCGCCCGCGTCGTCGGGGGGCGGCGTGCCAGCCATCTGCGTCGGCGTCGCTCCCGGCGCGATCTGGGGCGCGCTGGGAGGCATCGCCATGGGGATAGGCCCTGCGCCCGCCACCTGCGGCTGAGGCGCTGGCGGGGCTTGCGGCGTGGCCGCAACCGCTGTCGGCGGAACGGCAGGCTGCGGCGCAGCAGACACGCGCGCAGGAGCCAGCCCAGGATTGGTCCAGCCGCTATCGGCCGGCGCACCACCGCCACCGGCACCGGCGCCCTGCGTCTTGAAGAACGACGCCAGCGGCCGCGCCTTGTCCACGTTGAACTTGATGAAGCCCTCGGTGGCCGCGTCGTATTGCGCCGGCAGGCGGCTGGTGTCGTAGCCAAGCGACTCAGCCTCGGCGCGGGCGGCGGCGTACAGCGCGGCACGCTGCGCGGGCGGCGCGCTCAGGATCGCCATGCCGGTGCGCAGCGTCCAGTCAGCCAGCTCCTTGGCCTTCGCCCGGTTGTCCTTGAGGTCGAGCGCGCGGTTCTGCTGGGCGATCTGGTCACGGTAGATCGCCGTGCGCTCGTCGCCCTGCCGGATGCCTTCGATAGCGGCGATGGTGCTGGCGAGATTGGGGAACTGGACGGCCATCAGATCCACCCCTTGTTCTTGCCGTACAGGGCGGCGGCGAGCGTGTTGTTGAAGCCGCTGGCGATGCCCGAGCCGAGCGACTCGTACCCGCTCTTGCGCGCCTGCCCGGCCGCGATGCCCGATTGCGTGATGGCGCTGGCGCCCGCATTGGCGCCCGACACGGCGGCGCTGCCGCTGGCCCCGGCCGCCGACGTGCCGCCTGTGGCCACGTTCAGCAGGCGGTCGAAGTAGTTCTTGAATTCCTGCTCGGCGAGGTTGTCGGCGAAGCGCTGGCCGGCCTTGACCGCCGCGCCGCTCAGCACGCCGCCGCGCGCCGCCATGCTGCGGTTGATCGCCTTCTCGCCCTCGCTGCGGCGGAACTCGTATCCCGGATCGGTCTTGAACTTGGACAGCGCGCCGGCCTGATCCGCCTGCCAGTTGGCGTGCGTCACGTCGTCAAAGCCGTCCTCGCGCGTGTACAGCCGGCCAAGGCCAAGCGCCTGAATGGCCTGGTCGATGGCGGCGCGTCCGGCGTAGCGGAAGGGTGAGATGTCGCGGCGGGCGAGTTCCGTTCCCTCGCGCGTCAGCGCGGCCGCGCGCTCGCCGGCCCGGTCGGCCGACTCGGCAGCGGCATCGCCGCCCATCTTGCCCATGATGCCGCCGACGATGGAGCCGATCATGGCAGGATCCTCGCGTACATGCGCTCTGCGGGAACGAAGCCCTTGCGCCCCAGGAGTGCGCCCACGGCCTCGCCGCGCAGGCTTTCCAGCGCCGCCACGATCAGCGCCCGCGCCTTGGCGGACGCCACGCGCTCGCCCAGGGCGTCGAGCAGCGCCATGCCGATGCCCCGGCGATGCTGGGGCGCGGCGTACCAGAACACCTCCTGCGCGACCGGCACGGCGGCGTTGAAGTACAGCGGCACGACGGAGCCGCCGATCATGCCGACCGGCTGGCCGCCCTCCTCGGCGATCAGCAGGCCGCGCCCGCCGGCCAGCGTCTCGCACGTGGCGCCGAAGGTGCGCGGATCGAACGGCGCCAGCGACGACGCCCACGCGGATTCGGCGTGGAAGGCCGCGCCCATATCCAGCAGCGCCGGCATGTCGTCGGGGCGCGCGTCGCGGATCATGGCGCCTCCACCCGGACATAGCCGGAGATGGTCCCCGCCGAGGGCGCGAGCGAGAAGCCGGTGAGCGGCGAGGTCGTGTCGATCCGGCCGGCGATCAGGTTCGCGCGCTCGCGGCTGCCGTCGAAATGCGTCACCCAGCCGCCGACGCGCTTGTAGCCCGCGCTTCGGATGTTGCTGATCACCACCTCGCCGTGCACGCCGCCGGTGCTGGCATCGGCCTGCACCGCCTGCGCCAGCACGACTTGCGCGTCGCTGGTGTCGGTCAGGCTGATGAAGGTGGCGGCGTCGTCGTTGTAGGGTTTGGACCAGGAGTTGGCCGTCACGTCTGCGGCCGCGCCGGTACGGCCCACCAGGTACAGGCTCGCGCCGTCGCTGGTGAACGTCAGGTCGAAGTTGATGCGCAGCAGCGAGGCGCCGGCCGGGATGCTGCCGACCTCGAAAAGCGCGCCCGATACGGTGCCGGCGAACAGGCCGTTGGCCGCATCGCACAAGCCCTGCATGACGCGCTGGAAGTGATGCGCCATCACGCCCGTTGTGGGCGCGACGATGGCGATGTTGGCGCGCGGCGAGATGATCATGCCGCCACCCCCATTCGGCTGACGTGGCGCAGGCCAAACAGCGTCGTCTTGACCGGATCGCTGCCGCTGATCTCGATGATGCGGTGCCGATACGAGCCGTTGCGCCGCCACAGCGCGCGCTTGGTCGCATCGCCCAGGGCGCCGACGCTGGCCTGCCGCTCGGGCGACCACGTCTTGCCGCCGTCGTCGCTGGTGCGCAGCATCACCACGGGCGCGCTGCCCTGCCCGGAGGACAGGCCGACGCCCAGTTCGCATTCCAGCTCCAGTAAATCCATGCTGGCGCGCGCGCCCTCGGCATACAGGCCGGGCGTGCGGGCGACCCAGCGGCGGGCAGAGCCGTTCTCGTCGTAGGTGTCGAGGTCCAGCTCGAAGAGGTTGCCGCCCTCGGAATCGCCCACCAGCATCTTGCCCGTGCTGGTCAGGCAGCCCCACTGCGCGCGCCAGCGGCCCGTCTCGGCTGTGCCGCTGCGGCGCTGGTGCCAGAACCCGGTCTGCGCGTCGTAGCAGAGCGTGATACCGCTGGTCGGCAGGGTGAAGACGTAGACGTGGTGGCCGGCCAGCGTGTAGGTCCAACCCTCGGCGTCGGCGATGTCCGCCGCCTCGCGCAGCACTTCCTCGACCTCTGGCGTGCTGATGCGCGCGGGCGTGTAGCCCTGCATCCGGTAGACCATGCGGTCATCGGCGATCCAGAACACCGAGTTGTCCATCTTGGCGACGCTGGCCGGCGCGATGCAGCCGCGCTCGATAAAGGCGCCGTCGATGCGGGAGAACGGGAAGTCGGCGCCGCCCGTGTGCGCGTATACCTCGATCGTCTTCTCACCGAACGCAATGGCCTCGCGGTGATCGACGAACACCCGGCGCAGCTTGTCCGGCGAGCCCTCGGCGGTGGCGAAGTCCAGCGCGTCCAGCGTCGTGGCCGCCAGCAGGTCGCTGATGTACCACTGGCCCGAATCCGGCTTGGTGAAGATCGTGTAGCTGTCCAGCGTATCGACCGCCGACGCGCCCTGGAAATCCGGGTCGGTGATCGCCGCGACGGTCCAGTCGCTGCCGCCGGCCAGAGTCGTGCCGCCCCATGAACCGTTGGTCATGGTCTCCGACACCGGGACCGCGTTGCCGTCCGTGCCCGAAGCGCGCGCGGTGATGACCATCGTGTCGCCCGCGCCGGCAGCGGCAGACACGGTCGCGTGAGCCGTGGTCGCCTCGCTGTAGGCCGTGCCGGCGGCGCCGGTGCGGTTGATCGCGCTGATCAGGTTGTCGATATCGGTACTGGCAACGCCGGTCAGCAGCACGTCGTTGGCCGCCGCGGTGATGGCCGTGCGCCACGTGTACACGGTCGAGCCGATGGTGACGGTCTCGCCGTTGACGGCCACGCCGCTCAGCGTGAGGGTCTGCGTCGCGGCGCCTGCCGTCACGTTGTAGGCGCTGATATTGGCCTGGATCGTGAGCGACTGGCCGTCGTCGGTCATCATCGCCGGGCCGCTCTGATCGACCGTCAGGCCCAGCGCCGCGGTTGGCGTGCCGGTGTCGAGATCGACGCGGTACACGGTGCCGCTCGACAGCACCCAGACGTAGCCCAGCGCCTCGCGCACGGCGCGGATCGGGCCGCTGCCCATGCCGGACGCGAACGGCTTGAGCCCCGGCGCGCCATGCAGGACGATCTCGACGCGCGCGCCCGGCGGCGCCTTCTCGGCGTACAGGTTCACCAGAAGCTCGCCGCTGAGCTGAAGCGAGCGGCCGGCCGGAGCCTGGAGGGCTATGGCGGTGCGCGCCATCAGTTGCCCCGCGTGAAGTTGAAGCCGCCGGAGCCGCGCGCGCGAATCGCGCTATCGACCGGCGAGCGGCGGACCATGAAGTACGCCGATTGCAGCGTGTTGAACGCCGCCACCATCTGCGCCATCTGCTGCATCGACAGCACCGCGCCATAGCCGTCGTCGGCGAGCTTGCGCGCCAGAACCCATTTGAGGCTGTCGATCAGGTCATCGGGCATGTTGACCGTATCGGTCAGGCCGAGATCGGCGTGCGCGTAGGCAATGCCCTTGCGGTTGAAGCCGTGCATCATCTCGTTGAGCGAGATCAGGCCGGCTGACGCCTGCGCCGCGCTCATCGTCTCGACCTCGGAAATGAGGTTGAGCCGCCGCAGCGCGCCGGTGATCACGTCCTGTGCCGTCTGGCTCGCCATCAGGTCGCCTCGATATCGGGACGGATGCGCAGGCGGCCGGTCACGACCACGGCAATGTTGCCGCTGCCGTCCGTGGTGATCGCCTGGTGCTTGTAGTCGCCCGCAAGGTCCGCCGTGTCGGTGGGCGTGATCGCCACCGTGAACGTGCCGGCGCTGGCGCTGACGACGCTGCCGGTCTTGCTGAAGATCGGATGCACGCCGTCGAGTTCCGACACGCGCCACGTCACCGTCTTGCTGGTCAGGCTCGCAACCGCGTTGGCGGAGTCGCGCGCCGCCATGGAGAGCGTGCGGTTCTCGCCGGAGTGGATGTCGAAGTTCTGGACGTTCATTTGCGGCGCCCCTTGCGCGGGCGGCAGATGGCGTCCGCGTCGACCGGCGGCGGCGCCATCGTCATCACCGGCGGCGCGAGCGTCTGCATCCGGCGCGCGTCTTCCGGCGTCTTCTGCCAGCCGAGCGGCACGTCGCGCTCATCGCTGAAGAAGGCGAAGGCGCCGTTGGGGCCGAAGCGCGGGAAGCTCGTCATGCGGCCTCCTGCGCCGGCAGCGGCCGGCCGCGCAGGTAATCGCCGAAACGGCCCTTCCAGTGGCGCTGGCCGATGTGCTCGAAGGGAATCTCCGGCAGGCAGTAGAGCTTCCCGCCCAGTGCGCGCCAGCGATTGCAGAACTCGTAATCCTCGCCCCAATACATGCCGTCGCGCGCAACACACTGGAAATACGCCGGCATCGGCCCGCTCTTGTCCGGCTTGCCGTGCACCGGCACATGCGGCGCCATCGCTTCGAAGACGCTGCGATGAATGCGCAGGAAGCCGGTCGGCGCATGCGTCAGCTCAAGACAGCCCTCGGCATCGGACCAGTTCTCGCCAGCCGGCAGCTCGGCGGGCCATTCCTGGTTCTCGCCCTTCTTGGGGTACACGCCGCAGACCACCGGCTTGGTCACTGCCGCGATCTGCGCGATGGCTTCCGCCGGGAACGTCAGGTCTGCGTCGATGAACAACAGATCGGTGGCGTCGCTCGCCATAAAGCGATCGACCAGCGTGTTGCGCGCCAAGTCGAGGTAGCAACAGCCGGCGAGGATATCGAGCGAGACGAACAGCCCGTCCGCCAGCGCGTGCAGACCGGCGTAGTAGATCGCCTGCGCCGTGCCTGCACAGATCTCGCCGGTGTACGCCGGCACGGCCACCCAAAGGCGCCGCGCCGGGTCCACACTATGTGGGACGAGGCTCACGCCGCGCCCTTGATGATGCCCAGCGTGACCAGGTCGGCGCGGAGCTGGTTGACCAGCGTCACCGCGTTGCGGGTGCTGGCCGCAAGGTTGTCGGCCTGCGTCGAGGTGGCGAAGCCCCACGGCGATGTGGTGGTCGCCGCCGTGGTGATGGTCGACACGGTCACCGCCGCCTGCGTCGAGCCGCTGGGCTGGACGGCCGGCGTGACACCGAAGAATCCGACCTTGTCGGTTGCCGACTGGCCCACATACGAGCCGTCGCTATTGCCTCGGGTGAGGTGAACAGCAGCCATTGAAAGTCTCCTGTCGAAAGGGTGCGGGGCCGCAGCCCCGCGAGTTGCTGCGAAGGACTACGACGCGCCGCTCAAGCGCGTGGCGAGGTTGGGCTGGGTGGCCTTGACGCCGTACAGCAGATCGAAACGCCAGCCGGCGAGGTCGTTGTTGAAGTCGTAGCCCTCGATCAGGCGCATGGTGATGCCCTTGTAGGTCTTGCTCGTCACCGAGCCGGCGCCGGCGCCCTTCGGCGTGTAGAGCGGCGGCACCGCGAGCGTGATCGCGTCCTTGTGCATCACGATGTTCTGCGCGTAGCCGGTGCTCACCGTGCCCATGGGCACGATGTTGGCGCCGTCGACTGCGGCGGCGTTGCAGGTCTTGTACGGACCAGAGGTGATGATCGGGGGGCTGATGACCACGTCGGCGTCGCCAGTGCCATCGGCGGTCACCGCCTGCTTGACGACGAACTGCTGCAGATGCGGCAGGGTCGCGCCGGTGATGACGTTCACCGCGTAGACGTTCTCGATGGTGAACACGTCGCCCACCGCCAGCGTGCCGGTGTTCGCGGTCAGGCCGTCGATGTGGATCGTCATCTCCCACGAGTCCTTGGCGGTCGCGTAGTCGGTGCTGAGCGTGCCGTTGTCGATCTCGGCGATCGGCGAGCCGGCCGACCAGGAGCCGACCGTGTGCGTCTTGACGTTCTGCGACATGTACACATCGCAGCCGCCGTAGTGGCCCAGCTTGGCCTTCTGCAGGGCGGTCTTCGCCACGTCGCTGATGTACAGCGCCGTGTTGCTGCCCAGCAGCGCCCAGTGGTCGGTCGGCGACAGGATGGCGGCGCGCTCGGACTGCGGCACGGAGCCGAGGTCGAGGCGCAGCGGGCCGGCGGCGAAGTCGTTGAAGCTGTTGATGGTCTGGCCCGGCGTGCCGACCCAGTTCCACACGTTGCTGACCAGCTCGGTATGCAGCGCGAGGTCGATCTGGTTCGCCAGAGAGATCATCTGCGGCTTGATGTAGCGCTCGCTGAAGTCCTCGACCTTCAGCGTCATGTCCACGCTGGAGAAGTCGAGGTCGGCGCCGATCTGGGTCGCCACCGTCATGGTGGTGCGGCCCTCGACCACGTCCTGCACGACGCGGGTCGCGCCGGTTCGCACCGTGCCGCGCACAGGGCGGCGGATGCGGATGGTGTCGCCGGGCTTCTGCGGCCCGTCGAACTCAGCCTGGTAGTCGCGATTGCAGAGCTGCGCGAGCACCAGTTCGTTGTCGAGGTGCATCAGCGCCTCGGACAGGATCACGTCGTTCGTGAGTAGCGTATTGGCAACCATTGGCCGTTAAGTCCTTGTCAGGACGCCTTCGCCATCTCCGCACGGCGCTTGGCGATGTAGTCGCCGGCATTCTTGTTGCCGGCGAGCTTCACCAGATCGACGCGAGGGGTTGACCGCCCGTTGAGGGTCGGCGGCGGCGGGGGCGCTTGTGGGGTTCGTGCCGGCGGGGCCGCGGCCTGCTTGGCCTCGACGCGCGCCAGCGCTCGTGCGACCTGAGCGGGAGAGGCGTGATAGAGCTTGGCGGCCTCGGCGCGGTTCTCTGCCAGCCACTCGATCACCGAATGGGGATCGTCGGACTCCGACACGAACTCGAACATGGCTTCCGATACCGGGAAGCCCTGCGCCGTCACCGTCGCCCACGCCTTCTGAAAGGTCGGGTCGGCGGCGGCGTCGCTGCTCATCTCCGCGCCAAAGGTCGAGAGGCGTTCATCGCGGGCATCGGCAACCGCCTTCTCGGCGCGTGCGCGCTCCAAGTCGGCGAAGGTCTGCTTGGCGGTGTGTGCCGCCCGAGCCTCGATGTAGTCCTCGTAGCTGGCGAAGTTCTCGCGCTTGGGCGCGTCGGCGTCGCCCTGGCCCGCACCCTTGGGGGCGCTGACCTCGGCAAGCCGTCGCTCCAACTCACGGTTCTTCGCCGTCAGTTCTCCGATGCGCTTCTGGAAGCCGCCGCGGTGCTTGGGCTTGGGCTGATCGCCCTCGCCTTCGCCCTGCTGGTCGGTCTCCGCGCTGGCATCAGCAGCGGGTGGCGTGGCCGGAACGCCAGTGTCGGCCGGGGGCGCAGCATTGCCGGGCTGCGAGCCGGTGGGGGCCGGCGCATTGTCCGGCGTGTTGTTGGAGGGGGTCTCTTCAGACACGGTGCGTTCCTTTCGGAGCGGATTAGCCCGGGGGTGCCGGCCCGGTGCCGGGTACGCTGGTGAGCTGCGCAGGGTCGATCGCGCCGATTTCGATCATCGGCGGCATGCCGTCGTCGTCCTGCGCGGGCGGCGGCGGCAGCATCTCGGGTTCGGGTTCGGGCGCAGGCTCAGGCTCGGGCGCCATCTCGGGGCCAGCGGCGGGTTGCAGGCCGGCCGCCTCCATCTGGTCGATCATCACGCCCAGCTCGATCTTGGCCTTGGCGTTCTCGATTTTCTGGCCCTCGGCCTTCGCCATGGCCAGTTCGGCGTCGGCGATGTCCTTCGGATTGATCGGCTCGGGCGCGGGCTGCTCGGGCGGCGGCACGGGCTGGCCGTCCGGCCCAAGCTGCGGCGGCGGCGCGCCGTCATCGCCCGCAAGGCCCGGCGGCAGCGCGCGCTTGAGGCGCTCGGCGATCTCGTCCGCACCCGGGAAGTCCAGGTTCTTGACCAGCAGATCGCCGCCCACCGCCATCACCTGCGGCGCGGCCTTCACCAGCTCGATCATGTGGGCCGCAGCCTCGGCGCGACGGGTCGCGAAGCTCGGGCCGGTGGTCACCACCACGTCGTATTCGCCCGCGCTCAGGTCGTTGAACAGCTTGCCGTTGACCATCGGCGCGTCGTCGTCATCGGTCGCGGCGTTGATCTTGGTCAGTGCCTCGGTGCCGTCCTCGCCCAGCGTGCGGACGATGCGCTCGCTGTCGTAGATTTTCGGGATCAGATCGTTGAGGATCTTCCCCGTCAGCCGGATCGCACGCGCGAGGTTATCGACGTAGAGGTACGTGGTCGTGTCGCCCTCGCGCTGCCGCGCGTTGATCGCCACGCCCGAAGTCTCGTTGCTCTTGGCGCCCAGGCTCGCGTCGTAGATGCCGGTGACGCGCTTGATGTCCTCCGCGGCGATGGCGGCCTGCGTGTCGAAGCCCTGCTGTGCAAGCGCCGGCTCCATGCGCTTGGGCATCAGCTCGGGCGCGTTCGGGTCCGGGATGTACGGCAGCCACGGCAGGTTCTCGCGGCCCACCGCGTCCCACACGTCTTCGTAGCCCGCGATCATGCCCGGCGTGACCAGCCACGGCGCCTTGGGCTGCAACGCGATGGCCTCGGCGGCGGCGGAGCGCGTGTAGTTGTACATGCGCTGCGCGTCCTTGGCGGCGCGCACCATGCCCTGCCGGTACGTCACGCCACTGACCGTCACCTCGTCGCCGGCCACGAACGCGATCGGGATGTACTTGCCGGCCCAGGCATGCGGGCCGCTCAGAATCTCGTGCCCGCTGATCTCGTACATGACGACTTCGTGGCTATCGACCTCGCGCTTGCGCTTGATCGCCTGCGGTGGCGTGCCCTTCGCCATGTCCCACACGCTGCCGTCTTCCAGCAGCGCCAGCGTCTTCTTCACCGGCTTGCGGCACCAGTACTCCGCGATGCGGATCGTGTCGCCCGTCACCCAGCCGCCGATCGGTGAGGACAGCGGCTTGTCGAGCGGCGCGGCGCTGGCGTCGGGATAGCGGCGCTTGAACTCGGCAATGGGCACGTCCTCGACCACGAAGCAGTACCGCGCGTCGCTGCGGTCGGCCTCGCGGCAGTACGGATCCATCATGATCGCCAGCGGATCGGCGATGCGCTGAATGCGGATGTCCTGCTCAAAGCCGTCGTCGTTGCTGTACTGCACCACGACGCGCCAGCCGCCTTGTCCGCAGATGGCCGCGCCCTCGGCGCCCGAGACGTACGCCGCCTTGGCGTCGCTGACGGACTGGATGTGGCGGATGATGCCGCCCCTGATCTCGGCGATCTCCTTCGTGGCCGCACCGCCGGCTTGCAGAACCTTGATCTCCGGCGTGTCGCGGCGAATGTCGCCGGTGAGCTGGCGCACCGTGGCCGGCAGCGCGTTGAGTTCCAGGCACGGCCGGCCGGCATCGACGCGCTCCTTGCGCGCCTGCGCCGTCCACTGGTCGCCGCCGCTTTCGTGCCCAAGGTAGAACTGCTGGTCCTCGACCGCCGCGTCGCGGTTGCTCTCCTCGGCGCTCCAGACCTCCTCGAACTCGCGCATGGCGCGCGCGTGCGGATCGTCCTTGCCGCCCTCCTCGTCCTTCGCCTGGTACGGCACGACGGCGCGCGAAGCGTTCTGGTCGATGGCGTCGGTTGCCTGCGCGCGGTAGCGGCGCGGCTGGCGGGGCGTGGCGGGCGGCGTGACTTCGGCGCGGGGGCGGCGGGCCATTAGGCGCCCCTCGCCTTGCGCCTGCGCCTGGTCTCGCGCTCGTCACGCCAAACGCGGAACTGCACCCACTGCCGGTAGCCGCTGGCATTGCCAGCCACGCGGAACTCCATGCGATGCACGAGGCCGCAGTCGCAACACTGCATCCGATAGCCCTTCTGAATGGGCTGCACCCATTGGCCGGCTTTCGGGGAGTGGTAGCGCTTGGGGAGCTTCATCACGCCGCCATCCAGCCGCCGCCGGGGCGGGGCTTGCGCGCGGCGTGCGTCTCGCCGCTCTTGGCATGCCGCAGCATCATCACGCCGTAGCGCGTGGCGCTCATCAGGTCGTCGCCTTCCTTGACGATCTTGCCTTCGTCACGGTGGTAGAGCCTGAACTCCTCCCACCAGTCGTTGAGGTGGCGGAACACCTTGAAGCGGCCGGTTTCCATGCGGCCGAGGATGTCCATCACGCCGGCCTCGACGCCGTTGGTGCCGTCGCCGAAGGTCGCGCGCTCGGGCAGCATCGCGACGCCTTCCTTGCGGTACAGCGCGGCGATCTGGTCGCCGCTGCCCTTGTCGTGCTGCAAGCCGTCGTGCGGCCACGCGACCGGGATCTCTAGGCCGCGCGCCCTGATAGCGCTGGCGTGCGTGCTCACCGTGCCCTGACGGACGCGGTAGCAATCGGTCACGTACACCGTGTCAGTGTCGGCGTCCCACGCGAGCCACACCGCGGCGGTCGGATGGTCCCAGCCGATGTCCAGACCGACGATGCGCTTCCACACCTTGGGGATGATGATCGGGTCGATGGCGATCAGCGACTCGGGCACGGGGTAGACCAGGCCGCCGCCCAGCATCGGCACGCCCTTGGTCCGCGCCTCGCGCTCATGCGGTGGATAGCTGTCGATGATCCGCTGGCGCTGCTCGGGTGTGTAGTGCTCGGCGTCCTCGATCGTCATCGTGGTCACGCTGCGATCCGGCGACGGTTCGCTCAGGAACCGCTTGACCACGCGCGACATGCCGAGCAGCGGCGTGAAGGTCATGTAGACCATGCCGCCCTGCGCCGCGTTGGTGCGCGTCAGGCCCTCGGTGTAGATGTCCTCGGGCGGCTCCTCGTCAAACCAGACGATTTCCAGCGTCTCGGCTTGCCACTTCTCGCGGCCCTGGTCGTAGCTCTTGAAGGCCAGATGCGAGACGCCGCCGCTGACGTGCTCGATCTTGGCCGACGCGATGCCATCGGGCACGCCCTGCGCGCTGAGCGGCGTGCCGATGATCGCGGCCTTGGGAATCGTGCCGGTGCCCAGCTCGCCCGGCCTGCCGAGCAACACGCGCTGCGCGCCGTCGCGCACGCCCTCGCGGGTCACGCCCGATGCCCACATGCGAACGGGCGTGTCGAAGCGCCGGCCCTCCCACCAGTCGGGGTAGCGGCCGGTCAGGTGCATGGCGGACTCGAAGCCGCCGGCCAGCGTCTTGCCGAGCTGGTTACCCGCCATCAGCAGGCGCTCGCGGTACGGGCCGCTGGCGGCGTGGAACGCGCGTTGCTTGGCGTAGGGTCGGTAGTCGCGGAGGCGGTTCTCGGCGCGGCGACGGGCTTGCTCGCCCTCAAGGGCCTTCAACAGGGCAGTGGGATCGACGCCGGCACGGTCGAGAACCGCCAGCGCGCTCAATGCACCGCTCCGGCGCGAGCGGCGACAACCGCTTTCAGCTCGTCAATGACGCCCGCAAGCTCGGCGTCCTCGACGCCCTCAAGCATGTGGCGGTGCTGGACTTCCTTCGGCTGTAGCGCTGCGGCGACCTTGACGTAGCTGGCAACGTCCTCCTTGCGCAGGCGAACGATGGCGTCGACACCATTGGCCTCGAAGTCGTCGGCGAGCGCGCGCAGGAACGCGGTGCTGATGCGCTCGCGGGCTTCTCGCGATCCTCGGCCCCCAGGGTTACCGGGGCGAAACCGCGTCGAGGGGGACGGGTTCTTGTTCGCCATATTCCGTCTAATGCGGAACGAATGGCGTCCAATCTATTCCTAAAATTCACTTATGACAACAGGTCATTTCTCGGCCCACGCTGGAGGCGTGGAAATCCCCAGTTCCGCAGCCACCCCCAAGATCGAGGCCACCGCGTCTGACACCGACAGGCGGAACCACTCTCCCTCAAGGCGCGAAGATGAATTGACCTCGTGGCAGCGCCGCTCGACCCTAACCGCGTTGTGTTGAGTAGCGAAAGGGCCTTCATAATCAAAGACATACGCCGCAAATATCTTGAGCTTAAATGGGCACGCAGTCTGGAGGCTGATGAGGCGATTAAGTGGCGACCTAGCGATACCGATCTTCGTCGGCCCCTCCGAATCCCAAGCTATGGCGTAGACAGTCGCCGCAGTCATCGACTGCGACTTTATGTGAACCTATGTCATAAGTCCAGCCTCACCCCACCGCCGCGCCGACCATGGCGCTACGTCCTGCCAGCTGCGGGAACGCGCGCTCCAGATCATCCCGCAGCTTGCCGAGCATGTCCCATCGCTCCTGGTCGCGGGCATCGCCGCGGTTCAGCGTGAGCCAATCCCAGAACGCCTCAGCTTCGGCGCCCCTCGGCACCACCACCCAGCCGGCGGCGTCGAGCGCGGCGAGGACCTGCTGCGCAGCCTTTAGCGGCGGATCAAGTCCCTCGTCGGGCACGCCGAGCGCGTAAAGCTCCTCAGCGATCACGTCTCTCGCCGTCGTCATGCGCGGTCCGCCAGCATGACCATCGCGCACATGCCGCCGAACAGCAGCGCGAGCCCGACAACATGCAGCGCCATCGCCAAGCGGATGCGCCACACCGCGCGTCGATGCGCGGCATCCTCTCTCGCCGTCATCACGTCCCCTCCTCGCCGAGCGCGGCGGCGATCTGCCTCAGCATTTCCACATCTCCATCCCCAACGCCGATTAATCCGACAGGCCTGGTATTCTCCGGCTGCGGTTTCCTCTCCTCAATGACAATTGCCGCCCGCATACAGACGGCGAGTCGCAGCAGATACGCCGACATGGCGCTCTTCGTGGGCGTCATCGCGGCCTCACAGTCGTCGGATCTTGGCGAGCAGGGCCAACTCCCCACGTCTGCCGCCCGCTATGGGATGGCAGCAGATTTCCGACGCTTTGCAGATAGCTCAGGGTGCGGAAGATGTAGCGGAGCTGATCCTCCCTGAGATGGTCGTACGAGCGACACCATACATCGTCCAACATATCCTCAATGTCACAGATGAGTTGCTCCTGCTCAGCGGTCATCCCCATGGCCGCCTCCGTCACGGGCCGCGCGGGGTGGGCTGCGGGCCGATCGTCGGTCATTGGCGCACCCGAACGCAGACACCCGTCACGCGATGGCCGCGATCCTTGGCCTCCTTCGTCACCTGCTCAATCGCCGCCTTGCAGACGGCTTGGGATGCCATCTGCGTTGATGAAACGCTCCCCGCCAATGTGCCGTTAAACACCACGATCAAGATCATCGCCACTTCGCCCATCGTTCAATCCTCCCTACGCCGCGCTCTGGCGCGCGGGCTGCAGCGCCTTCTCGACTGACTCCATGGCCGCCATCCGCGGCGCGGCACGCCAGCGAATATCGGTCAGCAGTTCTGCCAACGAAGGGCGCCACTTGTCGTTCCTGCGCCAGCTGCCCAGCGCGCGCACGACGCAATCGACCGGGAAGCGCGCCAGCTCATCAGTCATCGTGTCGAGCGCCACGTCTTCGTCAACGCCCTTGCGCTCGCGCCCGACAGTGACAGCCAGGGTACGGGCCAACTCGCTGACGATCATCCGCTCATGCCTTGGATCCGCCTTTGCCGGCGCGCAGATGGGCGCCAAGGCGTCGCGCATCGCCGTCAACCGATCGACATCCGCAGGCAGGCCGCTCACCGCGACGATCTCGCTCTGGAACTGGCCGTCGGCACCATAGCCCTCACGCGCCGACCAGGCCACGCCGTTGCATGACCCGCTGAGCCGCACCAGCAATCCCATCACCGCCTCGCGCGAGGCCCGCTCCGTTGCCGCCTGGGTGATGGCTTGCCGATCTTGGTCGCGCAGTGCCGGCAAGCTGGATGCAGCGGTTTCGGAACGTTGCCTTCCAGTCGAGCTTGCGGCCGCGGGCGCCGGGAACGCCGACCCAGAAGTTTCGGAACTCCTCGCCGACGACATCGGGGTTGAGGCCGCGCTCCTCGGCGTACGCCCGATCATCGGCATCCGGGAGCCAAGCGGGGTCAAGCCTCGTTCCGGCGGCCTCTCGTCGTGGTGCATTTCGCGTCTCGCCTGATGGTGGTTCAACTGGATGGTTCTTGGTGGTTCTTGGTGGTTCGTCGGCAGATGCTGCCGGGGTTGCGGCATTAGCTGCCGGGGTGTCCGGCAAATCCTGCCGGGGCGGTCCGGCAGATGCTGCCGCTCCCCCTTCTCCCGAGTCCGGCAGATGCTGCCGACGTGTGCGGCATTTCCTGCCGGGGTTGCCGCCTTCATCGTCCGGCAACTCCTGCCGGGGTTGACCCTCCCACTCACGCCTGAGCG